CCCTCACGACCGCGCTGAAGGACGTCTCGCTCCGCCAGCTCGGCATCACGGTCGTCGGCATCGCCGGCGTGTCCTAGTCCCGAGCCCAGCTCGACCACCAAGAGATACAGGAGAACCCATGCCCACCAGTGCAGACGTTCTGAGCTGGAGCTCGCTCACTCCGGCCGTGAACGAAGTCAAGTCGCCGAACTCCTTCATCAAGGAGCTGCTCTTCAGCAGGGCGGTGACGGTCCCGACGCGCAACATCGAGGTCAGCCTCATCAGCCGCTCCCGCCGCATCGCGCCGTTCGTGCAGCGCAACGGCGCTGCGCTGATGACCGAAGGCCGCAACGAGTCGTTCCGCGTCTTCCAGCCGGCCCACATCCGCGTGAAGCGGCCGATGACCCCGAGCGAACTGCTGACGAAGCGGCGCGCGGGCTCGGTGATCTTCCCGGGTGCGGACGGCATCAGCGAGGCCATGCGTCAGTACATGGCCGACGAGCTCAGCTACCTGATGCTCGACATCGACGAGTCCGAGGAGTACCTGGCCGCCGGCGCGCTGCGCGGGGCGATCTCGTACGCCTCGGGCGACGAGGCCGCCTTCACGGTGACCTATCCCCGCAGCGCCTCGCACAGCTACGCGCTGGGCGCGGGCGACCGCTGGAACGAGACCACGTCGCAGAAGCGGCGTGACTTCCTCGACGCGGCGCAGCTCATCAACGACGACGTCGGGCTGAACTGCACGGACGTGATCCTCGGCGCCGACGCCGCGGACGCGTTCCTGGCCGACGCCTCGGCTGAACTGACGACCCAGCTGGAGCTGCGTCGGCTGTCCACCGGGACGATCGACCTGACCCAGCAGTTCCAGGAGTCCGGCGCGATGTTCCTGGGCGAGTACGTCCATGGGATCCGCGTCTGGCGCTACGCGCGCCAGACCGAGGTCGCCGGGGCCGCCTACGACCTGATCCGTCCGAAGTTCGCCGAGTTCGTGTGCCGCTCGCCGGCCGCGCAGTTCGTGACGTACTACGGCGCGATCGAGGACATGAAGGCGATCGGCGCCGGCCGCGTGCTGCAGTCCCGCCGCTTCTCGAAGAGCTGGGAAGAGGAAGACCCGAGCGCGCGCATGCTGCTCGTCGAGTCCAACCCGCTGCCGGTTCCCCGCCGCCCCGACGCGACGGTGTCCGTGCAGGTGCTCGCCTAGTCCGCGAGCGTGAACGAGGGGCCGGGGCCTGGCAGGGGCCCCGGCCCGACACCCAACCTGCCATCGAACGACACGAGGACATCACAGGAGGCAACCACGTGACCCGCTACTACGTCATCCAGGGATCGCTGCGCAAGCCGCGCGCCCACCGCATCGCGAGCGGCATCGGCCGCGCCGCGGACTTCATCCGCCAGGGCGAGCTCGTGCCCGAGGGCATCTTCTCCGAGGGCGACCTGAAGCTGCTGCTCGAGCAGGGCTGGATCGCCCCGGTCGTCGCGACCATCCCGGAGTCCGAGAAGCCGATCGAGCCCGTCGGGCCCTGGTCGGTCGACCCCAAGTCGCTGGCCGGCAAGACGCTCGAGGAGCTGCTGGTGATGGTGACGGAGGTGGACCCGAACTACCCCGTCGAGAACCTGACGAACGAGGGCGAGGCGATCCGGCAGCTGACCGTCGAATGGGACCCCGCGAGGGCCCAGAACGTGCCGCTGTCCTTCGACCGCACGCGCCCCGAGGACCTGGCCGTCATCCGCGAGAACAACGCCAAGCCGGCGGGCTCCCGCGAGATGAGCGACGAGGCCCGCGCGGCCCTCGAGCGTGCCAAGGAACGCGCGCAGGCGCCCGCCTAGGAGCTGACGAGCCGTGACCGACCCGCTGTTCGTGGCTGACCTCGCGACGCTCAAGCAGCTGCTGCGCCTGACCGGCGTGCCGGCCAGCGCGGCGGACACGCTGGCCATCCTCGACGAGGCGATCCTGAAGTCGCGGCTCTACTTCCTGCGCCGGCTCGGTGCAGACCGCGTCGCTGCGCTGGTCGCGATGACCTTCGAGGAGAACCCCCTGACGGCGGACGATGCCGTCAGGGCCCTCGCGAACACGGTCGAGGTGAAGCTGGTCTACTCGGAGCTGCTGCGGCGGCTCCCTGCCGCGTTCATGGACGCGTCCGGCGACCTCAACCGACGGTGGAACGAGGAGGCGCCCTTCCGGGAGCGCAGCTCGTTTGACGCCAAGGCGGAGATCCTGCGGCTCCACGACGAGGTCGAGGAGGACATGCAGATCCTGGCCGGGGAGGAAGCGGTCGGCGAGGAGTCCGACATCCGCACCTTCGACGGCACGCCAACCTTCACCCCACCGCGGCCGGGGGACTCACTGCGCGGCCCGTCTACCTGCAGGCTCAACGAGGACTAGACCGTGGCAAACGCACTGTACGACCTGGGCCGCGAAGGCTTCCTGAACGCGCAGATCAGCTGGGCGTCGGACAACATCAAGGTCGCGCTGCTGGACGCGGCCGACTACACGCCCAACCTGGGCACGCACGACTTCCTCGACGACGTCCCCGGCGGCGCGATCGTAGCTACGTCGGCCAACCTCGGGGGCAAGACGACCGCCGCGGGCGTGGCCGACGCGAACGACGTGACGCTCACCGCGGTGACGGGCGACCAGTCCGAGTACATCCTGATCTACAAGGACACCGGCGTAGCCGCGACGTCGCGCCTCATCGGCCTGATCGACACGGCGACGAACCTGCCCGTGACCCCCAACGGCGGCGACATCACCATCGTGTGGGACAACGGCGCGAACCGCATCTTCAAGCTGTAGTCCGCCTCCCACCGCGCCGGCCCGCCGCCGGCAAGGAGCCTCGGGTCATGTCGCTGATCTCCCGCATCATCTCCCCCGGCCCCCTGGAGGAGAGCATCTCGGCGCACGCCTTCACCGGCGCGATGGGAGAGTACAAGCGCGGCGCGCCGAACGTGACGCTCGCCGCTATCACCACAGAGTTCAACCTGAACTCCGAGGAGCAGGCCGACCTGGCGACGCTGGCGGCGCTGTACGTCTCGGACCACATCACGCGCGAGCAGCTGCACGACTGCCTGTTCCTCGGCTCCGAGGGCATCTACGACGAAGCAGACGTCGAGTCCCGCCTGCTGACCGCCAGCGCGCCGGACCTGACCCTGGTCCTGATGCTGGCAAAGATCGAGGCCATCCGCATCGGCCTGTACGACTTCACCCTGAGTGGGTGCGCCGTGACGCCGCAGGGCACGCCGGACATGACGTTGGCCGTTGCGAAGGGTTCGGTGCTCACCTCGGCGGTCCTGCACGCGGTGACCGCTGGGAACGTCACGATCGCGGCCGCGCACGCGGAGCTGTCGCGCCTGGACTTGGTCGTCGCCGACTCGAGTGGTGCCAAGCAGGTGCGCCAGGGAACGGTGTCCGCGAAGCCGGCCCTGCCGACCATCTCGTCCGGGGACGTCCCGCTGGCGCTCGTGTACGTGCCGCCCGGCACGACCGCGATCGACGCCGGGAAGATGATGGACGTGCGCGTGTCGCGCTCCGTCGGGCCCGTCGTCATCGGTCAGATCACCACGCCGGTCGTGCGCAGCAACACCAGCGCGCAGCAGGTCTTCATCGACCTCAGCATGCCGAGCGGCCTCTTCCTGACAGGGCGCAAGGTGCGCGTCCGCTGCGGCGGGACGATGCTGCTGAACAGCGGGACCCCGACCGTCACGCTGGCCATCGCCTACGGCGGCTCGATCATGTTCCAGGACGTCACGGGCGCCGCGACGAGCGACGCAGACCGCCTGGCGTGGTTCCTGGAGTTCGAGCTGTGCGCGCAGGGGACGAGCGACCAGGTCCTGGTCGGCTCGCTGACCATGAGCCCACTGGCCGCGAAGACCGCGCCGAACACCGGCGTGGGAGACATCGCCGGCACGGCCTCGCCGGTGAACCCGATCTCCGGTTCTGCCACGGTCAACTCGGACACCGGCGACCGCGCGCTGCAGATGGCGTGGACGATGAGCGTCGCGAACGCCAACGACGAGATCGCGATGGAGTACGCGACCGCGGAGCTGATGTAGCCGGTGGTAGCGCAAGTCGCAATCTGCCGGGTAGTCCACGGCACCTGCGCTACCGCTGGCGCCACGCAGGACTTCACGTCGGTCGGCATGGGCACGCCGACGGCGGCGCTCATCATCGTGAACGTGGCGCTGTCCGACGGCACGGTCGCCAGCCACGCCACCACCTCGATCGGTGCCGTGGCGACCAACGTCGCGCAGTCCAGCACTGCGCAGATGTGCCAGTTCGGCTTCAGCGAGGACAACCAGGCCACTGCCGACAGCGGCCGCAGTAGCTCAGGCTCGCACTGCGTGCGCCTGATCGACCCTACTGGGACGGGGGCAACCTACCTCGCGGAGGCGACGTTCAACAGCTGGATCACCGACGGGATCCGCATCAACTGGGGCACCGTGCCGGCTGCTGCCTACAAGATCACCGTCGTGCTGTTCGGCGGCACTGCCCTCCAGGCAGCCGTCGTGCCCAGCGCCACCAGCCCGGCGTCCGTCGGAGGCACGACCACCCACACGGTGGACTTCGAGCCTGAGATCATCATCGCCATCAAGGACCTCAACGCTGCGCGGGAGATGTGCAGCCACTTGGGAGTCTCCAACGGCACGGACAACTATTGTGTCCAGGTCTTCAGTGACCACGGCACCCCCGAGGGCAACGTCCGCAGCGTCTTCTACACCGACCGCGTCTGGCAGGGATTGGGCATCACCAGCGGAGGCCCCGACATCGCCACCAACGCGATGAAACTGGTGAACTTCACCAGCACGGGGTTCGACGCGCAGACGGTGGGCATAGCGGCGGCCAGCAGCGTCGGTTGCTTGGTCCTGAACTTCGGTGGAGCTGACTTCGGCATCACCAACGACATGACCCCGACGGCCACCGGCGACGAAGCGCAGACGTGGCCGGGGCACGAGACCGGGCTGCTGATCTACGCGGCTGCCCTCGGAGTCACCGCCGGCGCCACGATCAACACGCACGGCATCTCGATCGGCGCCACTGACCAGCGCGTCCAGAGCGCGCACGGAACGCACGACGAGCACAACGCGGCTACCACCAACACGGGATCGGTGACGCACCAGAAGGTCGTCGAATTGCTGGGCGGCTCCGGCAGCCTGCTGATCGAGGCTTCGTGGGTCAGCGGCGACGCCAACGGCTACACCCTGAACTGGGGAACCGTGAGCGGGACCGCTCGAGGGGCTTGGGCGCTGTCCGTCGAAGAGCAGGTGCAGACCGTCACGCCGACGGGCATCGCGAGCCTCGAGGCCTGGGGCACGCCGACGGTCCAGCCGGGGAACCTGAACGTCAGCCCCGGCTCGATCGCGAGCGCCGAGGCGTGGGGCTCCCCGACGCTGCAGCCGGGCAACACGAACGTCTCCCCGAGCGGACTTGCCAGCGCCGAGGCGTGGGGCACGCCGACCGTCCAGCCGGGCAACCTGAACGTCTCGCCGAGCTCGATCGGCAGCGCGGAGGCCTGGGGCCAGCCGACGCTGCAGGCCGGCAACGTGAACGTCAGCCCGAGCGGCATCGCGAGCCTCGAGGCTTGGGGCTCGCCGACGCTCAACGCCTCGATCCAGGTGCTCGTCACGGCCGTGCCCTCCGCCGAGGCCTGGGGCACGCCGACGCTCGTCGCCGGTGCCGTAGCGATCACGCCGACGTCCATCGACAGCGCCGAAGCCTGGGGACAGCCGACGCTCGCCTTTGGTGGGGCCACGATCGTCCCCGACGGCATCGCGAGCCTCGAGGCCTGGGGCACGCCGACGGTGCAGGCTGGTGCCGTGCTGGTCTCCCCCGGATCTATCACTACGCAGGAAGCGTGGGGTACCCCTAGCCTGCAGCCCGGGGCGGTGCTAGTCTTGGTGTCCGGCATCGCGAGCTCGGAAACCTGGGGCAGCCCGACGGTCCTGACGTCCGGCGGGCAGGTCGTCGTGCCCGTCGGGATCGAGAGCGCGGAGGCCTGGGGTCGTCCGTTCGTGCAGGGGGGAGTCATCCCAGTGACGCTGAAGAAAAGGATCCACGACGCGCTGTGCGAAGCAGCCGAGGCGGGAACCTTCATCGCCGTCACGTACGACTCCGAAGCGTGTGAGCTCGTGCAGGGTCTACAGGTGCCGCCGGCATCCGTCGAGGCCAACGAGCTCAGCGCCACGTTCGCCGTCGAGACGCGCCACGGCCGCAAGTTCCTGCAAGACGTGACCGGGTGGGAGTGGCTGCTGATCCTGCGCTTCCACCAAGAGGTCATCTGCGAGCCGTTCCAGCGGGCGCTGCTCGAGGACCCCATCTGCCTGCCCCGTGAACCCGGCGAGGACCGCCAGGTGCACCTGCTGATGCAGGGCGCGACCTACGAGCACCCGCCGCGTGAGAACCCGTCCAACGGGACCTTGGCTCGGTACC